ACTTTACTGTAACACACAATACATGTACAGCAATTCAGGTTGCTGAGGAATACATTCTTCGCCCAGAGTTTCAGGATAAGAAGGTCTCTGTTGTGGCTTCCCGTGCTGTTCAGGAGAACTTTAGGACACAGATTTTTGATATGTCTCGTGTCTACTTGGATACAGTTAGTCAAACACTGTCTTCCAAACAATGCACTGGACGTCGTTACCTCGATATGCTCCTTCGTATTGAATCTGAACCTAAAAACTGGGCAGACCCCGATATCCGTTCTCGCCTTGAAACGACCGCTGACAAGATCATCAAGGAGTTCTACGAATTCTCTGCCTATAATGCCTTTGGTTCTAGGCTGACAGAGCATATGACAGGAACCGAGATGGATGTTGATCGCAAGTGGGTTCATGATAACTTTGATAACCGTCTCCTGATCATTGACGAGGCCCACAACATTCGCGAGGGTGGCAGTGCTGAAACTGACAAGGCCATCGCGCAGGGATTGGAGAAGCTGGTGAATATCGCAGATGGTCTTGTTCTTGTATTCTTGACTGCGACACCAATGTTTGACTCCCACGAGGAAATCATGTTCTACATGAACCTGTTCAACTGGAATAGCCGCACACAGCCTGCAAAAACCCGTCTGAAAGCCTCTGACTTTTTCACTTCATCTGCGGATTTGAAGGTAGAGAAGGAGGAGGAGTTCAGGAATTGGTGCCAAACCTATGTTTCCTATGTTCGCGGAGAGAGCCCGTTTACCTTTCCATTTCGCCTCCCGCCCCCCGAAGTCGCCCCCGCTGACGCCAAGATTAGCTTTCTTGGCAAGGGAATTGGAGACGGAGAACGCTTGAAGTACCTGTCACTCGTTATGTCCCATGCGAAGGGCATTCAAAAGGATGCACTAACAGCTGAATCGGGTAAGGAGGATGAAGAGAAGCGCAGTGCATACATGCTTCCTACTGTTTCGGTTCTTCCCAACAAGCAGACCTTCAAACAGACATTTGTTCTGAATGGAAAGCAGTACGACTATGCGAAGGATCCCTGTTTGACACCCGATACACTGCCGAACCATTCTGCCAAGTTCGTTAGCGCAATTCACTCAATTGAGAATTCAGAGGGAGTTGTATTGGTTTATTCCAACTTCAAGACCCAAGGTGCTCTGCTATTTGCTATGGCATTGGAGGAGCATGGCTTCACTCCGTATTCAGGCGAAACACTGATGGCAAAGGTTTCTTATTCGGGAGCGGCGAAGGGAAAGTACATCATGCTTACATCAGATGCGTCAGATGCTGAAATCAGTGATATGTTAGCCGCAGTCAAGAACCGAGACAATCGTAAGGGTGAGAAGATCCGTGTGATAGTCACCAGCCCACTTGTTTCGGAAGGTGTTGATTTCCGGTATGTCCGCCAAGTTCATATTCTAGACCCGTGGTGGAATATGAGCCGCATTGAGCAGGTCGTTGGTCGTGCCTTGCGCACATGCAGTCACCAGCTCCTTGTTCCCGAAGAACAAAACTGCACAGTTTATCTCCACGTGATTCGTGCCGATGATGACCGCGAGTCATTTGATGAATATACCTACCGCACAAAGGTTGAGCCAAAAGGAATGCGTATCGCAAAGGTCAGGAAAGTCATTGCAGAGTCAGCCATGGACTGCCCTATCCAACAGTCGCTTCCTGCAGATTGGAAGAACCTGGTTGTTCCACAGGTCCGGTCGGAAGGTCATGAGCATGTATCCTACACATTGAAGAGTATGATGGCTCCTACCTTTGATGAGTCTCCCGATGTTGAGCAGTGCAAGGTTGAACCAAGTGTACCTGATCCCGACCACGTCCGACCTTTGTCTAGCTATCTTGATGTTCGCGACGAACTCCTTACAAAGATTGAAAAGCTCTTTGTTGATAAGGCAATTTGGAACAGGGAGCAGCTTATTGGAAGTCTGAAGGGATATCAGCGAGATGTGATTATCTATACTTTGCAACAAGCGATTGCAACTGGGTTTCAGTTTGTTGATTCGTTTGGGCGCCCGAGTCTGTTAGAGTCCAAGGGAGACCTGTATGCATTAGCCCCTATTGGAGTCTCAAATAGCACGGTTGTTGAAAGGACAACAAAGCCGAAGCCGCATGTTCCGATTTCGTTACCTGAGCCAGCAGCTGCGGCACCACCTATTGAACTGAAGACAGACATCTTGGATATCAAAAGAGAATCACACAAGTTCCCTGGGAACATTCGGAATAGGTTCTCAGAGGATGTTTTGAATGGATTTGTATTTGATCATGACTTCACATTGGCCGAGAAGAAAGCATTCCTTCTTACGAATCCTAAGTTACCATTTATCCAACGTCTTGTGATTCCCGACACAGATGTGATTGTTCTTGGACCGGAAGCATTCTTGCCTGAAGATGTACCGATGGTCGGAGAGACACTTGACAAGTTCAATGAATGGAAGAAGAAGCTCGTAGAAGGATTCATAGAAAACAAGAACAGTATCTTTGGATCTGTAGCAAAGAATGGTAAGTTTACTCTGAGCACAGTTGAAATCATTGATGATGTTCCAAAGCGAATCAGCAAGAACAAGCGTTTTGAACCCACAGTCTGTGGAACAGGAGATAACCAGGGACCCCAAGTTGAAGCACTGGCACGGTACATTGATACCAATGGAATTGGTGTTCCTAAGGAGATTTCTGTTCACCGTTGTTTGTATACTGAATTGTTAGCTAGGGAGCAGCACAATATGGTTTGGTACACACCTGAAGAAATGAGTATCATCACTTCGAAAGAAATGAGTAAGCAAATTATCCAAGCCCTCAAGTCAAAATAAAACGAAAACATTCCTGCCAAGGAAGTAACTCTTCATGGAGCTCTTTGAACGTCGTGAACTTACTAGGAATGTTCACATTGATGCCAAATTTCTTAAACGCAATATTCATTCTAGTCTAGTAGCGCAACTCAAAATGAAGTACGAGGGATACTGCCTTCCAGAGGGATTTATTAATCCAGGCAGCATCACTATCGTCGAACACTCACTTGGACGAATCAATCTAATTAAGGGCGGACTTGATTATGTTGTCAAATTCCAGTCAGACATTTGCTTTCCACACCCTGGCCAAGTTTTCAAGGCACCTGTCACTCTTCGCAGTAAGATTGGGTTACATGCAGAGAAGTCGCCGATCAAGGTTCTTCTGCCTCGCGACCTTCATATTGGAAATCCCGACTTCGATGCAGTGAAGGATGGTCAGGAGATTGAGTTTACCGTGAAGGGCGCAAAGTTTCAGCAGGGTGACGAGAGCATTGTTATTCTTGGAGAGCTGATGAAGACAATCAAGGCACATCTTGAGGAGACGCCTGCAGAAGTTGTTCTCCCGGATGGAATCTTTGCTGCTCCCGTTGGAAAAGACACGGGCGACAAGAAGATGGTGACGGTTGACTTAGCCACAACCAAGCCTGCGGATGCCCCACGTAGAAAAAAGCTGATCAAGCCTTCAAATGAATCGGCAACGAAAGGAGAAACTGAAGGAAAGGCTTGAACATCTCGATGCAAATGAACACGCACAGATCTTTGAAGTTATTAAGCGCCACACAGAGAGCTATACAAAGACACAAACAGGAGTGCTTGTCTCTTCAGATGTTCTTTCGGACGAGTGTATTATCGAAATTGAAAAAATGGTGGTTTTTTACTTGGACCAGCACAAGCTGATGGAAACTGATGCTCAGGATCGTAAGCGCATTACGCGAAGAGAATGAATCCCTTGTTCGTCTCTATCGCGCCAACTAGCCACCTAGATCTATCTCGTTCCCAAGGAACCACTGGGAACCCTTTTTGCTCTAACCACTGAATATTGCTCTGATTGAGGTTGCCCTCATCGTCAATCAGAAGCTTCTCTGCTAGGTAGGTGATGACTTCATTTGAAATAATAGTGCTTGTGTGCGTAGAATCCGAACCGAGTTCGTAGAGCTTAGAAAGTAGAAGGTCCATACGTTCTTTGCATTTGTTTACTCCACTTCCGTTTTATGAAGAAAATGGACGCTTTTCATTCATGCTATAAAGTAAGGCAAATGGAGTCCCTTCTTCCCGCGGCTACACGAACATCTCTTGAGGAGTATGCTTCGTTCGTCAGGCGGGATAAACACGCAGAACTTGAATGCAAAGTCCTTACTGGCCAAATTCACACAAAGGACGTAGCAGATCGTATGGTCAAAACTATTCAAGAGCTTTCTACTGGAGCTGTAATTGATCAGCATTACGCCACTTTCTCATATTCCGATGGAACTAGGGTCACTGTTCCTACACCTGAATCTATTCACAAGGTCTGTACAACAAATAGCTTTCGCGGCGTTCCACTCTCTGTTGACCGCAAGAGGAAATACTTTGACGTCGTAACAGCCACACACTCCAGTGACACAATCGATGTTCCTGACCTCTCTGTCAAGTTCACTCTTCGTCACGAGGATCATCTTCGCAAGGATTTCACAGGTCAACCCATGGATGCTACATCATACTGCCGCATCCTGCACCGCAAGTCATGGAAGAGCCTGGATGGTATTGTGCGAATTGACATGTCCACCGTCAAGACCAAGCTCAGGTCACACAAGACATTTGCAGATGTTCTCAAGCAGACACCGAGCTACGAACTTGAAGTTGAGATCATCAACCGCGATGTTACCGAAAAGCAGATGATTGCCTCGATGATCCGTGCAGTTGAAGCACTCGCGACTTCCTTTCAGGGCTCACCCTTCCTTCTTCCGGGTTCTGACATTCAGCGATACCGCATGGAGTTCGAGATGTCAAAGATCCCATTCATCAATCCTGTCACGATGGAGCGTCGCCACATCCGAGCTGACCGCCCAAACAACATCCTGTCAGGATACACGGTAACAAACAAGGCCGATGGTGAACGCTCATTCTTAGTGGTCGTGCGTGATAAGCGCCTGCTAAGGATTACTCCTAGCTCAAAGATCACATGGACTGGATTAGTCGCGACTAAGGATCTTCATATCGGCGATGTGGTTGACGGCGAGTACATTGCAGAGAAGAACCTGTTCTGCGTCTTTGATGTCTATACATTCCGTGGAAAGGATACTCGCCGCCTTCCTCTCTTCACCACAGATGAGGACATCATGCGAGATCCTACAAAGTCACGCCTTGGATGTGCACGCGAGTTCGTAGCAGATCTTGGAAAGGACTTTTCAACCTATCCAGGGAAGCAGACACTTCGCATTGTTACAAAGCTATTCTTAGCCGGTGATGGGCCTTCTATGCAGGACGCGATTCGTAAGATGCTTGACACAAAGTTTGAGTATGAAACAGATGGTCTGATCTTTACGCCTCGTGCTACACCGGTGGCGCCAATGAACGAGCGTAGGGGAAATGCATGGCTGTCAGTCTACAAGTGGAAGCCAGCTAGTCAAAATAGCATTGACTTCCTTGTGAAGTTCAAGCCGGGAGAAAGCTTTGACCCTGTTCTTGCACGACGTGTTGTCAAGGGCTCTCTGTTCGTGAGCCGAAGCCCAGGTTCAGATATCGTGTATCCATGTGAAACCATTACAGGTGAGTACGTGCCGCCTCAACTTCCAGCAGACCTGCGAAATGCAGCAGAGAACCGTGACCGAATTCCTTCGCACTTCCAACCTGCTATTCCCAGGGCTCCCGATGCATATGTGATTCAGATTCCACTGAATGACCGCGGTGTTCCGATCGACCAAACAGGAACCCGGATTGAGGACAATACGATCATTGAATGTGCATATGATACCGAGACTGCTCGCTGGATCATCATGAGAACTCGCTATGACAAGACCTACCAATACCGTGTTCAAGGAAAGCCACAGTTTGGCAATGACTCCCAGGTAGCAGATGCAATTTGGACCAATATTCATGTCCCTGTTACCGAACAGATGATTCGCGACGTGACGACTAGCCCTCCTGATGATACGTACGAAGATGATCTCTACTATCGAGACAACCTTGAGGCACGCGATCGTATTCTACGCGATGTCTATGGATTCCATAACCGAATCAAGGACATTCTCTACAGGAACTGCATCAAGCCGGGTGACACACTGCTAGAAATTGCCGTTGGTCAAGGTGGTGATTTTCTGAAGTGGAAGCGCACTCGTCCATCTCGCGTAGTTGGTTTTGATATTTCAAACACAAATCTGATCTCTCCAAAGAAGGGAGCATGTGTTCGCTACTTGAAAGAGAAGGCGCAGAATCCTAACGACTTCATGCCACCTGTCCTCTTCATTGTAGGAGATATGACCGAGCCACTCTTTGAGGCAAATAACACATATGTCCGAATGATTACCGGTCTTGAGCCAGCTACAACTCCCTACCTTGAGGGATTCGTCGGTCTTACCGAATTTGATGCGATCTCATGCCAATTTGCGATACACTATGCTTGTGAGTCCGAGGAAAAGTTCGCGGTGTTTGCAGAGAACCTCAAGAAGCATGGAAAGGGAATGTTCTTCGGAACCTGTTTGGATGGAGCCGCTGTTTATGCTCTCATGCTTGGAAAACAGAAGCATGTATTCCGTACAGAAAATCAGATCTTTGGCGAGTTCAACAAGCAGTACGATGACGGAGGCAGTTGGACAGAGGAATTTGGTAAGGGAATCAACGTTCTGCTTGAGAGCTTTGAGCAGCCACAGCTGGAGTACCTTGTCCCCTTCGGCCGTGTGACAGAGATGATGCGAAAGGCCGGATACGAACTTGTTGGAACAAAGATGTTCAATGAGCATTACGACGAACAGAATGGAATCACGATCACACCTGAGCAACAGTCATTCTCATTCATTCATCGCAGTTTCGTGTTCCAAAGGACAGATGAAGTTCAGAAGGTTGAGGTCCCAATGATTCCTGATATTGAGGAAAAGAAGGAGGAAAAGGAGGAAAAGAAGGAGGAAAAGAAGGAGGAAAAGGAGGAAAAGGAGGAAAAGAAGGAAAAGGAAAAGCCAAAGAAGAAGATCCTCAAGAAGGCTCCGGGAGAAGAGCCGGTATTGTTCTTTGGAGCAGACGAGGGTAAGGGAGAATGGAGGATGTTCTCAAACATGTACCCTGCAAAGATGCAGATTGACTCAATTACATTCGCAAGTGTTGAACATTACTTCCAATGGTCCAAGGCCAAGCTGTTTGGAGACGGTGCAACTGCTGAGAAGATCATGAAGACTCCTTCTGCAAAGGCAGTCAAAGCTCTTGGCAAGAAGGCTAAGGACTTCAAGGAAGAAGAATGGAATGCAAAGAAAGATGAAATCATGCGCACAGCACTCAAAGCCAAACTCATGCAGCACCCGGATATTAAGGCTAAGCTCATGGAAACAGGAACTCGTCCAATTGGTGAGGCAAATGCTCGTGATAAGTACTGGGGAATCGGAACAGGTGTAGATACTGCAAAGGCCAAAGACTCTACAAAGTGGCCTGGAAAGAACGTGCTTGGTAAGATGCTCATGGACTTGCGTACCGAACTTAAAGAATGAATCTAGAACACTACGCAATGAAGTATCCAAATGTCATATTCTTCAGACATGAAGAGTATTCGGATATTGATAAACTGAAAGATGAAGACCTTGAATGCACATTGACATTCACTTCCGATAAGAACTTTCTAAATAATCTTTTTGATTGTAATTTCCATATTCTTGTTACGTATGGAAACAAAACTGACTCTGAATATGCCACAGAGGTCAACGAGATTGTTCCACCTCGTATGAGAATGAGATGGATTCACTTTGAGAAGATTGATATTCCTGCATTCAACAGTGGGATCAATTTTTGCTATATTCATAACGTCTTGAAGCCACATTCCGAGACAAGGCCTGCCTTTTCAGTCGCAACAACATGCTACAATTCATATGACAAGATCCATCGGTGCTATAACAGTATCAAGGCACAGACACTAAAGGATTGGGAGTGGGTTGTACTTGATGACTCGCCGGATGACAGTCATTTTCAGTTCATGAGGAAGGTTGTTAACGGTGATAAGCGGATTAGGTTGTATAGAAGATCTGAGAACAGCGGGAATATTGGCAACGTCAAGAACGAAGTTGTTTCACTCTGCCGCGGATCATATGTCCTAGAGATGGATCACGATGATGAAATTGTACCCGATTGCCTTGCAACTGCAGCCAAGGTATTTGAAGATCCTGAAGTCGGATTTGTATACATGGACTTTGCAAATATCTACGAGAACGGAAATCTACACTGGTATGGGGACTTTTTTGGTCTTGGATATTCCGGATACTATCGCCAAAAATACAATGGCACGTGGATCAATGTTGTATCAACTCCAAACATCAACAATATCACTCTCAGTCACATTGTAAGTGTCCCCAATCATCCTCGTATTTGGAGGAGAAGTACATTAAATGAAATAGGTAATTATTCAGAATTCTTACCCATTTGCGATGATCTTGAACTGCTTCTGCGAACTGCTGTTAAGACAAAAATGGTCCGTGTTCCCAAAGTGGCATACATTCAATACATGAACGATAATAATAATAACTTCTCTATCATTCGAAATTCCGAGATCAATCGTCTAACACCCTATTACATTGTTCCTCAGGCATACGAGGATTATAAGATTCAAGAGCGAATGAAGGAATTGAATGCTCATGAGGATGAAGAGTACATGTTCAACCGGTCACAGATTTGGAAGCGTAAGGACTATACGCCAAAGTATTGCAATAAGCTTGTCAACTTGGACTATGACAAACAGTATTGTATCATGGGAGCCAGGGCATTGTGGGATCATAAGGAGACTATTCGTAGCCTCAGTATGAACCATCGGAATGACTTTATTGTATTGGATAACACTGGAACAACGAACCAGTTATGCTCATTGCTTGATGGTCTTGGGTTTAGTCAGTTCAAATGCTATGTCATGACCGACTGCTCAGACGACGACCTTCTGAGATACTTTAGGTTTATGTATGCTAGTACCGAGTTTGAAATCATTTATTCTGCCGATAGTAATCCTCGTACGACATTGTCGGTGCAGGAGGAGGTCCTGCAGCAGGGACAAACTTCTGATATAGCTTCTGTCCAATAACCGTAGATGCCTGCTCGGGTGTAATCTCACCCCTCTCAATCTTACGCTTCAAGGCCAGCATCTCAAAAAGAGTTGAGTCAACACGGTCTTCTGCATGCATCTGAAAAAGGGAGGGGTAATTGAAATACAACATCTGATTTTCTTCCTGAAGCTTGGCTTCGTACTCATGCTTGTTTGGCTTGAGATGAGCCCACTTCTCCTTGCTCTTGTCCATTGTCCTCAGAACAGCCTGAATCTGTGTCGCTGTAAGATCTTGTTCATTGATTCCGCGCTCTCCCGCTGCGACTTCTGCAGGTGTAAGTTCACGAACAATATTTGGCATATTATATTCAACAGGTATTCACTTAAACGACCAGTGGACGCAGCTGAGTAACAAGCAGTCCACATTCATCATGGGTTGTCATACCGGTCAGAATGATCTGACCAGTACGAAAGACCTTCGCAATCCACTTGGTTTCGGGAAAGTAAATCTTAACAGCTGGATAGACTGCTGGTTCATAGACAGTGTGAACTCCGGATGCACGTAGTCTTGCATAGAGAGCATCCCTAGATAGATTTGAAATATCAACCAACTTTGTCTTGTAGTTCATGAGAACAACTCTGCGGTCATTCATCTCCCAGTCACCTGAAACTACAGCAGTTGGACAGTGTGTGACAATCTGATTCCGAATACGAGTTGTAACATCCCGATCATACTTCTCGTCGAGAACACCTGTGATGTGAAAGACACCATTCTGAAAGATCTTGACGGTGATCTCCTTGCGTGGAAGAGTCCCATCGCCGTCTGACATTACAACCAGTGTGATTGAGTTGTGTCCAAATCCAGTTGTCCTCTTTGGAGGCGTTGTCTTGGTTCGTCGCTTGATTAGGTCTCGCTTTGAAGAACCACGCTTGAGAACACCCTGCTTTTCAATCTTGATGAAGGTATCGTCAAGTGGAAGAGTGTTGACAAGAATATTGGTGTCAAGGCGAACACCCGTCATGTAGAGAACAACCATAGTAGTAAGAATAGGAGCGTCCATTGTACGGTCAGTCTACATACACGTAATCGATCTCGTTTTTACAGGCATACGAAAATGACAATGGAAATGTTGAAACTGCACTACATGAAAAAACACGAATCACCTTTCGCAGAATGACCTCTTCTTGATTGGTCAACATCCACCCATCAAGATAGCCTAACCAAATCGTCCCACCTTTTTGATGGTCGTAGATGGACGACAAAGAGCTAACTAGCTCATCAAGAGGCAGACCTGATAAATCAAAACAATCCGCTGGTTTTGGGATTGGTTTGGTATATATAGTCAGCATTCTTATTTGTAGAAGAGTTTGTTTAAGCAAAGTTGACGTTAGGTTCAATTGTGTGTTTGATATTATTGACACTCTTCAGAGCCGCCGCCTGAGCTGAAGTCAGCCTGCAGTTACAACCATCTGAAAAGAGAACCTTCTTGCAGTTCGGGCAGCAGTTAGCAGAATAACCGCGCGCATACGCAACACGCTGACGCTGGATCGCCCCAGCACCCGCATCGTCGGCTGCCAGCTTGTCGTTGAACTCGGGTAACGCTGTAGTGCTGAGACACATGTTTGTAATCTTAGCCGCTTTGACGTTAGCAGGTTTCAGAGACTGTGCAACAGCCTGGCCCGCAGCATACTCGGTATACATCGGAGCATCCTGAACCATGTGACCACCACCATGCAGAAAGCCCGTTTCAGTGCGAGTAGATGGTGCATTCAAGACACGCGCACAAGCAGTTTTTGCAACTGCGGTCTCAAGATTTCCAGCTGCAGCAACCCTCTTTACCACCTCGGTATAGTGGCTAGCTGTGTACTTGGGACGAGTATCCACATAGGTTGTCAACTTTTGTTTGTAACGTCCAAGGTATTCGCTGTAAGACATTTACTCTTACCTAAAAAGAAAAATGGAGGGGATGTCCTTGCGGATTCGTATACCCGATGTTTTTAACTGTGCAGGTACTACCTGTACAGAAATTGTTAAATATCATAACGCTTTGTGTGAAGAGTGCCTAGACACCTGGGTGCGTGAGAAAGTGGCGGCGACAGCACTCCCGCCTAAGCCCAAGTTCGTTCATCGCGCGACCCTCAGCGGTAATAGTAGTGGTCTTGGTAAGATACACAAGCTCGGAATTCTCGGGACGTCCATCCTGTTTACGATATGTTGCTACCAACTTTAGAAACGTCTCCCACTTACCTGCGATTGGGAGATTACACGTGTAACAGCGAATGGGAATTGGGAAATCCATGCCGTCTTCTTATTTGAAGATCCGGTTTCCATTTTTCTTGTCTGCCCGAAGAACAATGAAAGTATCGATCCGTAACTGGACTCTTGCCGTCCTAGCCCTTCTCGTTCTTGTTGGATTTGCCTATTTGATTGCACCCGTGTCACCTCTTGCGGCCAAGATTGCAAATGATGTGGCGAAGGTCAACTCTCGGTTTACTCCTGAGGAGAGCATTGACGTTGCCATGGCAATGAAGATGGTCACACATGAGCCGCCTCAGATGCTCAATCCGCCATCACCTCCTCAGGGTCTTTT